ATGTAACTAAAGGCTTTTCATCCCTGCCATCATCCATACTCATACCGCCCCAAACATTTAATTCCGATCTTTTCGGTGATGAGAATGAGGCCTTATCGTTGAGCTGATCGACCGTTGCAGAATTGGCCACCTTCGTCTTTTCGGCATCCGTAAAGGCATTGGTGTCATCGTTCGATTCGTAACGTGATTTAACCTCAGTAGCCGTGAGCTGAGTGTCTGTTTGAATAGCATTAATAGCTTGCTTAATTCTTTGAGGTGACCACCTCCTTATACTGACTTCTGTTCCCGCCTCAGCTTCGACCTGAGTCGCTGCCGAAACTTGATTATTATAGGCTTCTTCAATCTCTTGATTTGATTGATCTGCCGTAGCCTCAGACTCAATTCCAGAAAGCTTTTGTTTTTCTGAATTAGTGAAATGTTTGTTTTCTTCTCCGTTATTTATAGAGTCTAAAGTGTCTGAGGCCTTATCAAAAACTGTATCACTAAATTCGTAACCAGATTCATCATCCTTTACAGTGGGGAATTTCCCCGCATCACCAGATGTTATTGGAGGCAAATTTACACCTGCAGCCGCTGCTTCTGCTGCATCTTTAGCCGCCTCCGCTTCATTCTTATACTGAACAGCCAGGGCCATGATATTGGTGGCACGTTCGCCCGTAGCCGCGTCGGTTGAATCAGTGATGGTTATTATCCATTCATGAGGCGTTCCGGCCTCTCCTGCCCCCGAAAGCCTAACCATTGTAGATATCAATGATGATTTAGTGTTTGGATCATCATTACGCTCCGTCCATACCTCAAGGAAGTACCGGCCTCTTTTTACATCCATGGTAGAGGCATCAATAACACCGGATATAATGTCATTATTTGATGCGGATGAACTTGACAGAGCCAGGCCACCACCATCTGTAGAAATAGAGAACACATTATCGTTACCGTCCGTCAATAACGTAGTTATATTAGAAAAAGAACTTAAATCGTAGTGCCCGGAATCTTCCTTGAACTGGATCGAGAATGAGAACTCATCCGCGCTCTTAATTCGCGGAGTCTTATCTAATACAACCGGTGTAGCGAACATGATTTTTTAATTTTAGATTATGCATTTACTAATAATGTATAGAACTGCGAAATCCGACTCATCCTATTTTTTCAGGTCAGAAGATTCTTTACTCATATCCTTAAGCATGAACGATATTTTCGCAAGCTTGTCTGGGGATATGGAGTCAGGAAACCAACTAGGATCCGCGTAATGTGGATCGGGTACTCTTGAAGGCTCCCTGCTAAGTATCACATCGTTTCGATCCTGTCGCTCTCGGTCTTCTTTAATAGCTTTGGAGAATTTATCCTCCAGTTTTCCCAGTTCCCTTGAAAATCGCTCTTGATCGGTTACGTTCTTCACGAATCGGTCTCCGTTAGTATCAATCTGCTCGACTCCACCACATTTTTTAGCGAGCTCCATTCTTTCAGTATTGTAGGCTTTCATTTCCTTCGATGCCTGCTCCATTAAGTCCTGAATAACACCAACGGCCCTTTTGTAATTGTCTATGTTGAAAAACAAAGCCATACGGGCATCCCGGTGTTCATCTGTCTCACACCTAAAGTTTGCCACGTCTAATAACGATTCATGCCGAACTAATATCCTGTTCAGCGTGAGTTTCTCTTCCTGTTCGAAAATGTCAATCTTTTCTTCTTCCATTATGTTTTCTTGTTATTGTTCTCTGGTTACAATTTCTAATTCAGCCTTGCTGCCATCTGGGAGCACACAGTACAGATTGCTATTCTTGATACCTATAAACTCGATAGTGTTTGATTTGATCTTACCGCCCCCGGTTGTCATATCTATGTAGTTCAATGGCGATTCATATGCGAACAAACCATTATTTCCAAGCTGCACCTGCCCCTTAAATGTTATGGTTTCAAAAGCATCAACATACAGTGGAGCAATAGGTGTGCTTCCCTGCTGAGGACTGTAACCCTCAAATTGAATACGAATTTCACTAGCATCATCTTTCACTACAAAGGGTACTTCAACAGTATGCCAGGTGTCTTCATCACCAATGCTTCCGCTTGGAACAGTTACATATTTTTGTACCATCAGAAATGACCCTGCAAATACATCTAATCCGGAGACTATAAAGCCTCCATCAAAATCATCAAATCCGCCATCCTCATCTTCATATATAATAGAGAACAGGCAACTAGGCTGTATATAGCCTCCCACCTGATCGACCCATTTAGTCCTAAACCGTATCATAAGTGTTTCTCCCCGGTAGGCAGACACATCTATATCCTGATAGGCAGTTTTATTCATATAGTAGGTGCCGTCTCCATCTACACGGACAGCATAAGATCCTGAATACTCATAGGTGGAATCTCTGTTGAATGTACCCCCATCATCTATTCTGTTGGCATCTATCCAGTCATAGGTCCCTGCAGTAGTAACAGGTGGTGATCCGTTTTCAAAACCTGCGTTACCTATAAGGGATTCGCTGACTTCTAAGGATGAGGGCTGTGCTGCAGTAAAGTCTCCAAACCGAACAATCTTGTTAGAACTCCCATCCTCTACATACATTTCTGTATCATCGAACTTCATGCCCGCAAATACACCGGTACCAGTCCCTCCATCAGCGCTGAAAATTGGATTAGCTTCTGGCCCTACACGAATTTGCTCTGCATCAGAATCCACATATAAATTAGTCACATCCACTAAGAAGTAGGTGTCATTCATAATGTAGGCACCGGATTCTGCTTCTAATGAAGAGCCAGCGCCCATCGTAAGTGTATTGGATATAGTAGCCGTTTCTGCAAGCAGGTCATTAATAAGCGCATTGCTTGTAACGACTAAGTTCTCGGTGCTTATAAAACCTCCTGAGTTGCCGGAGGGGTAGAGGTAGAGGGACTTGATAAGCTCTTCAATTTGGGCTGAGCTATATCCGCCTAAACTATAGATGTTGGCTTGTGCTAACCTGCATCCTGTTCTGTTTTCCGTACCTCCCAAAGTTCCATTACCAAAACGCAACACTTCTGTAGTACTAATTGAGCCTGAAGCAGAAGTGGAATCAGTATCTTCACGAACTCCATTAATCCACAACTGTTGCTTATTCACGGATTCATTTGGATTATATACCCATGCAACATGATACCAAGTGTTTGTAGAAATGTTATAATTTTGTGTAATAATGTTATTTGAAGCATCTCTTGTTCCTGCTCGTAGCGTCCCGTTATCATAATAAATACCGTAGGATTCATCATAATTACCTTTTCCCATTAACCAATATACACCTGTTGCACTATCAACCTTAACCCATATTGAATACATAAATGAGTCGGTATTTGAAAATTCTATACCTGAATATGAGGGTGCAGTTAGCCTCGCCGAATTATTTAGAACAACAGCCCGATTAGATGGGCTATCTCTTGTATATGCAGGTTCATCACCCAAAGAACTTGCACTATAATCAAGTGATGATGTCGAGAATTGATTCAGTAAACTGTTTTCAAATGAAAACTTAGCCTTTCTTCCTTTCTCACTCACTCTCGGAAGGGAGGTAACGTCTATGTCCGCACCCTTAACATAAATACCATCCTCGGTCGCTCGGATATAACTTCCACTGGTGTAATTACCGGCCCCCATACCATAAGTGTCAGAAGTGACACCATACCACCCTTTTAAATTACCGGAGACCATACGCGCTTCAATCGCATCATATGCCGTGCCGGTTCGCTCCATAAAAGCGATTGCAGGACCGGATGTTGTTACTCCAGTCTTCAAAGAGTTGATGGCATACATGTCAATGAACCCAGCTCCTGTAGTGCCGGTGTTGAAAATACCATCACCCTCAGACCAACTATTTGACCCGGAACCATCTAAATTACGGATTACATCATAGGTGTACGTGCCATCCCCGTTATCGGTAGAAGCAGAATCAACCCGCATAAACTCCACCTGTAACTCTTTCTCCAGGTGTATTACATCCCCATCATTCAAATTACTGTATCGTACAGTAATGGAGGTGTCACTCGTCCCAATACCGGTATCAAGTATATTTCCAAGACCAACATTGAACCGCCCACCCTGCGTAACTCTGCGCTCCGAAACGGTCATGAGTTCTACATACATCTCAGCAATATGAGCGCTTAAGAATTTCTTATTTGCAGCCCCTAAATTGGATGTGTAATTCGTCTCCGGATAAATATCAGCGCCAAATTCTGCCAATGATCCGGCATAAAAAGCACCGGTACTGATAGAGGTAGCAGACAATAGCCCTGAAGAATTGTAAGTCAACCCGCTTCTCGTCTCATACCAGTCATTAGTGGCATTCCAAACCGCAATTCCGTTATCAGATGGAGCATCAGGGCGCGTTGCAATAGCTTGCAGGGTATCACCTTCCCAACCTACACGGGCAATAGCTCCATTATCTACTCCAAACACAACATTATTGGTGCCATCAGCCTTTAAGACTTTGTGTCCGGCAATATCCCCGGAAGGAATAGCAGCCACCGCCCCTTCTCTCGAAATAATGAAATCCTTCGTCGTATATATCTGTTCGGCATGAGTCTCATAGGCTTCACCGCTCTGGATGATATCCCCGTTGAAAGTAGAAGTGCCTTCAAATGTAGCGTCATTGAATGATACATCATCACCAGTGTATACTGGATCATCCGTATACTTATCATCAACAGTAACCGTATCACTTACAGCATTTGTCGAATAATTCCCACTCGTGTCAATAGCCTTAATCCGATAGGTGAAATTCCCAGAAGTCACAATAGCCGTAGTTAGCGTAGTTCCCTTCGTCCGGTCCACCAAAGTGGCATCACTCCATCCGGTTCCACCCACACGTATTTCATACTCCCCAATATCAGGATCGCTGTTCTCATCCCATTTATGGCGAATCTGTGTTTTGTCAACAGAAACTGAATAGTTGGAAACGTCAGATGGAGCCTCCCCTTTCCCAACAACGGTATGCGTAGTGCTAACCCATCCGCTTACCTGGTCATAGTTACGTGATCGAATTTGCACTTCATATACTTGCCCTTGTTCTACATTGGTAAGTGCAATATTTCCATTTATGGCATCGGTAACCTCAAATATCCTCCAGCTACCATTACTGCCATTTACCCGCGCTCTCGCTTCAATCTGTAAGGATGGGAATCCCTTCGCTGCGCTGAAATCAATGGATAGCGTCAGTCGCCTGCTTCGGTCACTGTCTTGATATAAAACGGTCGTGTCACTGCGAATATCATCTATCACAGGCTCAGGCGGGGTCAGGTCCGTAATATCCAAAGGCTCTGTCAAATTACTGTCAAAAGGCGGGATTGTGCCTGAGTCAGCATCGTATATCTCAGGGGCATCATCTACCAGTAAAAGCGTAGCTCGCAGATCATCCTGAGCCTGAATAGCTGTTATCTTTAAGTTCGTTGTCTCCTTATTTACTTCTCCAAACATGTACAGGTCACCGGCTGCTATATCAGCTACTTCCGGGGTGATAGAAAGGGTATTGTATTCCCCTGCAGACGTTGTTGCCACTGATAATTCATGACTGCTTCCATCTGTACCGCGAACCCGTAATACATAGTCGGTTGCGGCCTGAATGGTTACAACATCATCAAGTACAACTTCAGTGACTTCACTGCTGCCGTTTAGAGTAAACGACTTGATCCTTCCGTACCCACTGCCCCACAATGGCACGTCATGGGTAACCTTCACCAGATCACCACGGTTGGCAATTAAATGTTCAAAATCAACTTCAAGACTGTACACTTCCTGCCGCAGCTTGGCTTCTGCTAAAATATACCGGCCGGTCTTCCACGCCTGATCCCAGTTTGTGATCCCAAGAAAGCTAATAGTCTCAAACTTAGTGGCCTGCTCATCTTCACCGGAACCATCTGCATTGTAGCCATCATCATACACAATAGCTTCGTCCTGCTGCCAGTCCTTGTCAGGATTGATAAACCGCACTTTAAGCGCATGGGGATTGTCTGGGAATATCCGGGTTGAACTGAAATTGATGCTGTTTCGCGGGGTAAAGTGCTGCACCGGGGTAGTCTTCTCAATATCTACAACAGGTAGGTAAACTCCGTCAATTTCCTGGATACTCGCTCTCCCATAGCTCGATACCTCTTGCAGAAGGTCTTTAACCGTAGTAGAACTATCAACTACCATATTACACTCATCACCACGGGTATCGCATCGATCAGCCCACGCCTTGAATGCGTCCGCATCTATCTTACTCTTAGCCAATGCCCCGGAGTTCGCATTTCCGGAAATAATATCGGCTGCTATCCAGGCTGGGTTTGAGGTGGCCGGTGAGTTTGGGTCTCCATTGGTATATGATGTCGGATCACTCCATGATGAACCATTATATTCCGATAACTGACTTTCTACTTCTACAGAGAATTGCTCAAGAGTGTTTGAAATATTGCCTTGCGCCTTTACTCGCATTGCGAGATAAACGATATTCTCAGTGTTTACAGGCGACACATATTCCACAGATTTAAACGAAGACCAGGTGCAATCATCAACATCATTAGATGAAGATGAAGATGCATTTTTCTTCGTTACCCTGATTTCATACTGCCCTTTTGATGGCAGTTTACGCCGTATACCGCATCGGTGTGTTTCTCTGGCTGCGTTCTTTGTCTCAAACCCAGCCCCCAACGGACTTGCGGAAGGATATAGGTCACAGTTTATGAACTGTAAACCATCATTTAAATCAAAAGAAGCATCATTCCATGTAGTCTCGCCAACTTCTCTGTAGTGTACATCAAAGGCATAAAAAGCCGTTTTTGTCTTACCGTTGTCTTCGCGGTACAGTCCGCTTGGAAAGGTAAGGGTTACGGAAAATTCATCAGTGTCAACAGAAGTTGTCTCAATGAAGGCGTCACCGGCATCTACAAAACTATCACCGGGAACGATTTCATCCACATCATTCGCATAAATGGAAGGGCGTTCACCTATTTCTATTTCTACATCTTCATAATTATCGTTACTGTTGAAATGATAAGTTCCCCCGTCTGTATTAAATACAATGTCCCCTATACTGGTATCACCTACTTTAGGAACGGAAGGTATCAATGGGCCATATCCGAGACAAAACAGAACCCTTAAATATTGTTCATTGCCAATGACTTCCGTAAATGGCTTTCCTGCAATGGAAGGGTATATTTTCCGCTTACCATATACTTTAGGAATTACACCATAGGCATTCGCTCTGTTTCTTGATCCTGTAACATTTCCCAGCCTGTTGAAATCTGCTTTTTCAACTGATTGTGTCTTCGACATCAGGAAGCTACTTCCTACGTTCAGCGCAGCAACAGCTATACCGGTTTTAGCTCCGGCCCAAGCTCCACCCCAGAACCCCACACCGGCCCCGGCACCAATCCCACCCGTTAGGGCAGCACCCAACACCGTGGCACCGATCATAATAGCCTTCTGCGTATTTTCCTGACGATCTCCGGTGCCTTTAGGCACTAAGGTAATATCAACTACGTCCTTTTCGTGTAGTGGCGTTAGGTCGTCAAATTCTCGCCCATTAACAGAAACATGAAACCAGCTCCGGTCCTCCGGCAGAAGTTGAGCAAGCGTAGCCCCTCCCGGAACGCTGAACTGATGGCGCTCTTGCTTAAAAGGATGTGGTTTGATGTTAATTATAGGCATAGAATCCCTCTACACGTGAAGCCCACTTTTTGCTTGTAAAATCTTCTATACATGCGTTTATGCCTTTGGCTATATGCAACATCTTCCGGTTATCCAACACCACGCCCACATGCAAAGGCATACCGCCAATAGAAAAAACAACCACATTTCCGGGTTCGGGGGTGTCCACCTTCTTCCAGTTGGGTCGCTCTTTGGCCACCAATAGCGGTATGTTGAACTTGTCATGGGCATGGATGTATTCATCACTAAAGTCAGGTAACTTGTGCCCACATTCATCCTCTAAAACACGGACACAAAGTCCATAACAATCATACTTAGGACCACGACCACGGTCCTCAAACTCCAACCCTATGTACTTACTCACATCCATAAATCATCCATCAAAATATGCCCGGTGTATTCTGTGGAGTAAACTGATCTTTCGGGAACTGCTCGTTTAAAAAGTCTTCCTGATATCCAATAGTCCCGGTTATGGTGAATTTGTCGTAATCGAATTGCTTTAAAACCATTTCATACGGGCCGACTTCTACCGTATCTGGGTCAGAGGCGCGTATAACGCTTATGGTTAGGTCAGGCGCGTTTTGAAGAGGTCGAAGTGCTGCAATGATGCTTTGGTCTACATTGTCGATCTGTATGCGCACCTGTGGTACTTCATCGTCTTCACTCGGCAACTGAATGCGAAAAGCACTCGCCTTGTAGGTGCCATCACTCCGCACAATATCTTCGTTGTTGTCTACAAAAAGCAGATCACTGGCAAGGCTCGCATGGCTTATCTTCACAATGTGCAGATATACTTCCCCTGTTTGGGCGGCCAGCATGTCTTGTACAGCATCAGCGCTTAAATTTCTCATGGCAATCGCTCCATGTATACCGTTACATCTACAATTCTGTCATTGGGGTTGGAAGCACCGGAAACAATATTCCAGTCGTAGGTTTCTTCGGTCAGGAATCGCCACTCATACTCAACATCATCCTGTGGGTCATCCATGTTAAAAGCCAAACTCCCTTCTAAAGTCGTAGTGTGATAAAAGGTTTTGAAGGTCTCGAATTTATCCCCTGGTATCTGCATGGTGAATTGCATGGGCCTGGCGGTAGCCGTAGTCCTCCTGCGCACTTTAGCCGGACCAACATCCATTTGTGTACGCAATGCCCCGCTTTCGGGTTTTCCGCCTACTGGAGTTGGTATCGGTATGCTTGAAGGCCAATCTATACTTGCCATATTATCCTCTGTTTACACCACTTCTTCTGATTCCATAATTACCGCCCATTACACGATCCATTTCACCCCGGTTGAACATGTCTTTCACTTTATTTTTAACCAATACATCAATGTTCATTTGTCCACCCGGTCCTTTACTTTGCCTTGTCTCAACCTGAGATCCATTCTGATTGAAAATGTTTAAGTTCACTTTTTGGCTTAACGATGGGGCTGCAGAACTTTTAACGGGCTGCATGATCGGCATGCTTCCTGAAGTAGTCGCTGCACTTGTAGTAGCTCCATAAGTACCACCTTGCGACCAGCTATCAAAGATGGAGCTGTCTCCCGTTACCTTTAGATTTGAAGATGTTCCTCCACTGTTAAAGAATAAGCCCAATGCATCCATTAAGGGGTTCGTGAAATTCTCACGCAATAATAAACGAGCAATATCTTCAAACAAGCCAGATAGAACGTTCCCAAAACTTTCAAGAGCATCCTCTGTTTTACCGATAGATATAACAGCATCCTCAAAAGCACTCTTGAAGGCAAAATCCAATTTTCGTGTAGACTCATTCTGTTCATTCGTTACCCCGGTAAGTCTTTTAATCCGTTCCTGAAGTCCTTCAATCTCATTTTGATAGGTTCTTATTTCTTGGGGATCAGTCAGGTATTGAATTTCGTCTTGTAGTTCTGAAACACGTTCACGCAAACTACCAATGGAGCCTGGAGGGAATATCTTCTCGCCAAGGTCAAGATCAGCACCATTTATCGCTTCCTCAATTTTATCCATCTCACTGATGATCTCGTCTTCGGGAATGGTTACAGGTATGCGAATGCCTCCGTGTACCGCAGGGATGTCAAGTTCCAATAACTCTGGATCGATGATCACATCCCGTTCTGCTATCTCCTTCATCATTTTAGCGAACTCATCCGCCTTTGCTGTGTTAAGGGATATATCTGCCTCTGATGCACTCTGATAAAAAGCCTCGACCTCTTTAACTTTTGCCAGATAATCCCTCATCTTTTGAAGCTCTTCTTCAGTAACAATCAAGCCAAAGTCTGGCACCTCTATATCTCTATCTTCAAATTCTTTGACAAGTTGATCGTATTCGGAGGGGATTAAATTAAAGGCTTCCCCAAACTTCTTAACGAAAGACAGGCTCATGTTCACGATTTTACCGTCTATCTTATCCATTGTGGTAAACCAGTTGTCCTCAAAGACGTTAAGCTCAGTATCCATGGTTCCGTTAAACTTCTTCATCATGGTTTCCATTCTTCCAAATGTGAACTCCATGGTTTTAAGGACAAACCCAAATGATTGTTCTGTCTTCTCCATTAAGAAGTCCCCATACTGATCCCATATCCCAGTAACAATATCAACGGTCTCTGATGATATGCTCTTAATACTTTGCCACATCTCATAGCCACCACCGGAAGTAAAATATTCTTCGATTTCCTCCCAGTTCCGGATGATCGCACTCGTTCCAACCGCAACACCGGCTGCAACCGCAGCCATCGGCCCACTGATTGCACCAATAGCCACACTAAGTGACCCAAGCAGGAAGATAGCCGGACCTAATGCAGCAGTGATCGCAGTAAGGGTGATAAGCATCTTCTGTTCAGACTCGGAAAGCTCATTAAACCACTCGGCCGCCCTGTCAATCTGCTCCACCACTTCACGTAACACGCCTTTAAGGTCAAGTACTTCAGTGATCGTTTTACCCAACTTACCCAAAGCAAGATCAGTGGAATCAAGGAAGTTTGACCAGATGCCGCCCATGGTGTCAGACAGCTTCTCCATACCGTTTTCATACATGCCTCCGGCTGCCGTTGCCTTCTCAAAAGCATCAATAAGTACTTCAAAGCTAATTTCTCCGGCAGAGGCCATGTCAAAGATCTTGTTCTCTGCAACGCCTAACGAATCAGCCAACAAGCCAATAATAGGAACCCCGTTGGATACCAACTGTCGAAGATCTCTGGTAAGTAGTTTGTTCTCTGCTCTCGCTTCCCCGGTAATACGGGCAAGGGTTTTAAGATCGGCACCGGAAACGGCAGCAATGTCACCAAGGGTGTTCAGTAACCCAAAGGTTCGTTCCACACTCAGCCCAAAACCCAAAAGCATGTTGTTGGCACTCGTAATTCCTTCCAGCTCAAAAGGAGTGGTCGATGCAAATTCGGTAAGCCGCCCAAACACTTGCTCGGCCTTTTCTGCACTCCCCACCAATACTTCAAGCTGGGTTTGCAGTCGTTCATATTCAGAAGCAGTCTTCACAGCCATGGCGCCTGCACCCAGAATAGGCGTGGTCACATAAAGCGACATGTTCCGGCCCAGTCGTTGTGCCGTCTTACCCACCTTATCCGCTTGGTTCTGAAAGCGAGACAGATCAGACGTAGCAGTCTTTACCTGCTTACTGTCTATCTCTAATCCAAGTTTGGCAATATCAACCACTGTTATTCCTCTTTAAGTATGCAATGTCAATCCTTTTGATAAGGCGTATTTCAAACGGTGTCGGCCGGTTGCCGGTCAGTTCCATCCATGACTTGATCTCGGTGTATGAGATCCCGCCTTGTCCGCGTCCTGCACTCAGGTCTAAAAACCACTCCCATACATGTGCTACAATGCCTGGGAACGGCTTGCCTTCAATCTCCGAGTAATCACCGGTTTGCTCTGCTATGGCTGTAAGGTGATCCAGCTTGGTTATATTGGATCCCTTCATCGGCTGCTGTAACTCAAACCGATGGTCGGCCGCTTCTACCAGAGCTTCGGTTACTTTCCCATGAAATTAGCTCGGTCTGCCATGAACTCTTCTACCTGTTCACGGATCCACGGAAGCTTCGTGTACACCATCTTCACGTTTTCAGGTGTGCATTCAAGCTCTTTACCATCCAGGCCAATATTCTGCCAGTCTGCCGTTGCAGCAACGTCCATATCCAATGCCCTTGCTTCTAATTGCTCAGAACTAATGGACATATTCTTACGCTTCACACCGTCTTTCAGTGCTTTGTTGCGAAACTTTCGTTGCAGCTCCGTTTGCGCCTTTGAGTCTGGGCCGTGAATAGTGATCGTCACTTCATTGCCATCTTCATCAGTCAAGGGGGCATGAGTAGTCGGGTGAAGCACTGTAAGTACTGCCGTTTGGTTTTCGGGGTCTACAGATAAATTTGATAAGTCCATATTAAGCTGCGTTTGAACGTGTTAGGGTTAATGCTGTTGATTCCCCGGAGTCATACTGTGCCACAAAGGGGAGTACCACGTCAAGGGTGTCATTGTTGTTGTTCAGGTTCCCGCCATTGTAGTTAATGTCGTGGAAGTCAAACGTCAGAGAATCGGAACCGCCTTGATCATTCAATACCACCTGCAAACTGGATGAAGTATCATTTTTGAACTTGTTCAGTAAAGCTTCATCCCTGAATCGTGCGGTAAGCGTTCCTTCTACCTGAATCATGCCGTTGTTAGGCACATCCCCTTCATCACTGCCCACCAATCGACCAATATTACGGTTGTTATTGATAGTCAGGCTCAGCGAAGTCACAATGGCAATAGATGAACCGCCTTCCTGCAATGAAGCATTAGCCAGCCCGTCAAAAGGTTCGTTGGTGGCTACATCGGTTGCAGAACCAAGGGAAGATGAGGTGAGGGCATCATGAGCCATACCGATCACACCGAAGTCACCTGTCACAATCCCTTGCGGGTTGATCTCAAGGTTCCAGGTATTTGGAATAACGCCTCGAAATACTTCATACTCGGAAATGTCCGGGAAACCGCGCTCTACCGTAAAGGTCTTGATGGCATTCCCGATCTTTAGTATTTCAGGCGTTCCTGCGGTCTCTGTAGACCATGCACCACCTAAAAGGGCCTCAATCCAGGCATCAAAAGCGCCATAGCTCAACTCATGAGGCAGGCTGCCGCCCACACCTTTAAAAGCATGTCGGTTCATAGCCAACTGCCGGTGTGAATAGGGTTGCTCAGTCTGCAGGGCTTCCGTTTGTGACTGAATAGCCAACGGATCGGTCGTCCTGAATTTTAGCATCGATGGGGAACTGGGTGTAGTCCCGGGAGTAGTCTCTTCAACAAAGCTGAGAAACGACTGTTTAAAATCTGAATTTGGATTAGACATGGTCTTACCTCGTTTAGTTTATGGAAAATGTTATGTATTCAATGCGAATCGGTATCCGATACCATGGACTGGAGGATGATTCCTGCTGCAGGTCTGAAATCCCCTTCGTTCCGCTAAGTACACGGGATCGCTCGATTCGCACAAGCCCTCCAAGAACCGATCCGGGAGGGAAGGCATCTTTAATGGCATCTGCTATTTCTTCAGCATCGTATATTGCTGAGTCAATGGGAACGAAGTAATCAAACTGACAAATACCTACAGCCTGAAGCTCTCCGTTCGCAGATTGCCGTTCATCACCGCGTAAAAGCTTCTCACGAAGCCATGGGGTGCCTTTCTTTGGCTCAAATACTTTATTCTCCCAGGCGCGGTTTTCTTCATTCGGAATACCAACAACAGTTTCAATCTTATACCGAAACTGAGCGCGTACATCTTTGTTGGAAATACTCATCGGATCTCCCTTTTTGTGTCCTGTGCGGCCTGCTGAACAATGCCGGGATAGTTGCGCAGCGTAATAGCTACCATACCTTCCGGAGCCTGATCAGAACTGCCTTCTTCCAGGTACTTGATGTAATCCACATTATTGGTAATGAAGTAGGAATCACCGCCCTTCAACTGGCTTATGATCGCTTTCGCTCGTTCCAACACCGTTACATCACGTGCCGGAGAAACAGAGGGGTCCACATTGTTAACCCCTGCATTCCAGTTTGAGCGGGCTCTTCCGGTATCTACCGGAGTTTTTAACACCACAGACCGTGTGACATCCTCAGATATCTTCTTGAAGACCAGGTCAATACGACCGTTCGCCTTCTCAACAAATTTCGATATGTCTATGGCCCAGGTGGACATCTATTTACCGTCCCCATTTATATCAATGGTAATGCCAAACTTTTTAAAAGTGGCTTCTACAAAGTCTACAAGCTGATCAAATAGCTTAGCCTTCTCTGAAGCAGAAACCTTCTTGCCTCCTTCACTTTCTGGTAGTCGCGCTTTCTTGAACTCCTGCCAGATATCGATAAATTCTTTCTTCATGGAAGAAGTGAACCACTTCTTACCAGCTGCAAAAGAAGCGAAGGCCATCACTACAAGCCCGGCCAAAAGCATAAGTATAGATTCGATGTTTAACTGTCCAAATTGCTCAATAAACTGCTCCATGGGTGGTACTCCTATTATGGGGTTGATGATTGCAGAGATATCTACACCGGTCACTACTCCAATTGCACCGGTAATTACTCCTGCGATCGTTTTACCTGTCTTGTTCTTCAGTAAAATGGTTCTGCCAAAGGCCGTGTCTTTAAATTTCTTTTTAGGCTCCCTGAAGTAAGGCTCTCGCTCCGGACCATCCACATAAGCATCATCAAGATCATGCAATGGCATTTCACCATCACTCACATATTCATTCGGTATGTCTTTATCGTTGCTCATTTCGCTATTTATTACCTAATTTCTCAATGGCGTTTGTAAGTGCCTCAATGGTGCTGTTAAAGTCCTTTCGGGTCTCAATATTCTCTTTTAATAGCACTTGAAATTTTTGATCTAATTCGGCATTGTCTTCTTTGCTGTTTTTGTATTCACGGAACAGAACAACGATAACAACAACCAACAGACCAAGGCTAAATAGCTGGTCAAAGGCTTGGTTGATTATGCCTCCGTATTCTGCCGCCTGTGCAAATATCCAAGCGGTTACAATGGCTAAAATGTTGAACGATTTAGTTGCTATGATATCAGTCATTGGTTTAATCCTTGTAGTAATCCCATACTACTTGTTGATCTTTGTCTTGGTCGAAATCTACATGGATAAAAGTTTTGCCAACCCCTATTCGCGTAAATCCTGCCTGTAGCAAACCATGTAATATCCTAAACCGTACACGACTTAGCGTACACTTTAAGTCAACAGCCAAACCCTTTGTATGTGAGCTTGAACCATCCCTTCCTTTTGACTTCTCATACTCAACCGTTCGGTATGCAGAGTTCACTATAAATGGCACCCTCGCTATCTCACGGGCTAAATCAAGCTTCTCCATGAACTCTTCATCCATGTCAGACATCTTGCATACCGGAATAGCAGTATCAAAATCGTTCTGTGAAAAATAATCGTATCTCATCCTACCCTCCCCTGCACTACCCACGTAGCAGTATCAGGATCTCTTTCAGGTATGCCCACCACCATATAACTATCGCCTTCAATCGTAATGGTGTCCCCTTGTTTGGGTTCGGTGCCTAATGGCTTCGCTATCATTAATATCTTCCTCGTATTCGCCTCAACAGCCCCACTTTCAACCAGGTAAGCAGCCCAATCCTCAACAATACCCTCTGTGGTGTAAGTATCTGGATCCGCTCCGTCCCTATAGCTGTCAGTAGGAGGATCATAATCCCCTTTATTCTCACGGGTCAGCGTCACCGGCTTTAATTGCCCGCTAAAAGCATCTGATACTATACCCTGTATGTCTACGCCAAAAATGCTCATCCTTTATACATCCGGGTCATGCCCCGGCCTCCTTTGGTTAACTTGACTAAAATCAGGTCTGCGTAGTCATAATGGGTTCTTGTTGGAGCCATATCATCATATTCAACCTCAACAGATCCAGCCTTCACACTTTTTATCGCAGAGTTCCGGTTTCTTTTAGGAAGTATCCCTCCGTCAGCAAGCACCTGTTCGGCTATGTAAGCCGTAGCATCTTTAACAGCATCAGGAATAACATTACCGCCTATGGTCCGTCCGTCTTTATCTACCACATTCAGCCGTGGCCACGAAAGCTTCTGACTGTTACCGGGGTGATTACCTAACCAGCTATAATGCTTATCCACATACTGGGTAGCAGCACGAAGAGCTTTTTCTTTGTCTGCCTCCGATGCCGTAGCCCAGTTAGTACCACCGGTGTTTTCATCCCAGTAGGTATTGGCATTGGCAAGGCTGATATAGGTATCTGTTCCAACGGTTAAGGCCATTATTCTTCTGTGTCCTCTGGTTCAGGGTTTGAAAGGTCCAGTTGCGTAACCTTTGCTATTCCTTTGTAGCGCTCGGCAATGTGTGGGTGTGGGCCCACAATAACGACCTCCGAAGCTGTATGATCCACGCGGGTATCGTTAGGGGATGCAAAAAGGAATGTCCCCTCGATTTTGTCCACCACTTCATCTTGTCTTGATTTTGCACAATACACGATCTTCATGGTTAACCCCCCAGTTTCTCTTCAGCCTCAGCAGCCGCTTTCTTGCCTTTTACAACGCTTCCGTTGCTCAGGAAGTAATGGCCTGAATACCAGTGATGAGGAAACTCTACATCAGCTTGAGGAAGAAGTTCAGAATAAGCTTCTTTGGCTTTTTCATCGTCAATACCTTCGGGATAGCTTATTTCATCGCTATTGTCGGTATTGGTCTCTTCCTCCTCTGAAACCGGTTTTTCTGGCTCCGGGGTAGGGTTTCCCTTTTCATCACTATCGGAAGATTCAGCCTCAGCAGCCGCTTTCTTGCCTTTTAGAGCCTTAATCTCATCTTCACTCAAAAAGTGAAGATCAATCGACTTGGCTTTTTTCACGGCTTCCAGAGTGGCGTATCCATAAGCAAGCAGCTTGTCAGCTACTCGCTCATTGATTCCAAACTCTTCGGATAATGCTCGTTTTCGTTGTCTGTTAAATCCTGTAAGTCCCATAATAGAGGTTCTTTAATGGTGATTATTCGAATGCCACGTAGTGAACAATGTCACCGGCTACTGGATCGGTCGCCCCGCCAAAGTTCAATAACAGGCGATTAGGCCCGGTTTCGGCTGTAGCCAAAAACGTAGCGGCATCTGTGAGTCCTGTTGAGGTCCTTAGATTTACCACAAACCCACTTGCTGCAAACGGTAGTCCGATATTGATCTCATCAGCCAGTACATCTTGAGCTGTCACCGTATAGTTGCCAACGACGATTTTCTTGCGTCCTTCGTCTTTACCGTCGTGCATGTTCTCAACGGTTACATTGGCGGCACTGTCGGTTTCTACGGAAAGGTTTCCATCAGAACCTGACTCATCAGCCACAAGAATCACACTTGATCCTTCATCGGATAGAACGGCCGTTACTTTGGGGGCATCCTTACGAACATCACCGTTAACAGCGGCCGCAAAGCTTGTAGCACTGTCAGCGGTACTCGCGCCGTTGGTAAATACACCATTTTCAGCGTCAGCCGTATCAGCTTCGGTATATACCTTACCACCTATAGTGATGGTAGATGCCGCCTCTGCTACACCATTGAAGTCAACAACGCCTACTGCGTTCTGACCTGGATAGGATGTTAGGGTTACATTACTCATGTTAAATCTCCTTTTATAAATCAGTTATTTTCGATCAGTAGTCGCCATCGTGGAACAATATGTGTTCTCGTAAAAGTGATGTCTTCTGATCGTATGTCAATTATTTGCACGGTAATCATGCGTCCGTCTATCGCTTGAATGGTCCCCCGAAGGTTGTACAGGTTGACACTTTGGCCTACTTCCCATTCCGGGTAATCCGTATTTGAAGAGGCAATATCACTGCCAGCTACTATACAGGACCCGTTAATCACATCTCCATAGGTCAGGTTTTCAACGCGATACAGCTCGGGGTTACCAAGCGAAACGATATCGGATATCACACCCTGCCATCCACCTCGGGCAGATGTCAGGGTTACGATATCGTCAATCTGTTGCATTACCCGTTAGTGACTAACTTGGTAATCAGGATATTTTTATCCTCGTACTTCTTCGTGTAGTTGCTTCCGTCCTTCAGCTCAGCCACAGTTGGGCTCTTGCCTGCAATAGACCCGGTAAAGGCAACGCCTCGGGGGTGAACTACGAAGTGACGACGGGTTACAAGAACCGTATCACTTGCAAGGATATCGCGGTCACTTTCAAACGCTTCATTCTCATCCAGTGATTTCTCACCAAACCCGAAAGCGCCATTACCAAAGAGGTATGAAGTGTACTTGGTACCGGATGTACTACCGGCTTCCGTGGGAAGCCCGTCATCCACAATAACCTCACGTCCAAGGAATCGGGGGATCTCAATGTCCTGCTCGCTGATAGGCTCAAAAGTGATGAGATCATCTTTCTGCATTTGACGGAACACTGTTGAGTGTACCGCAAGCGCCCTCACTTTATTCCAGTGGTCGCCCAGCTTACCAATGGTATCGATGATAGCATCGGAGCTTACCAGGTTAGCAGCACTACCATTATTGACATAATCCTCGCTGGAAATGTCATTTACGTGTGTTGAAGACAATGCAGTTGCAAACACACCGGTAAGAGTAGGAATCAGGATGTCTTCCTGCATTCTTTCGCTCCACCACTTAGCCCATGCTTGTGCAACGGCTTCTCCTGGATCATCACCTGAAAGGTGTTTTGCCAAGTCATTCCAGCTTCTGGCATCACCAACAAGGTGCTTGATCGCTTTATCCTGAGCGCCAGACACTTTACGAACAGTAAGTGAGCCGGTGTCAGATAATTGCTGTAGTGATCCACCAAGAGCTTGCCAGAAAGGCATGTTAATAATTGATCCACCGCCCTGAACTTCGTCTCGAACTTCGGGGTCGTTGAAAATGATACCGCTTTGAAAGAGCCGATTTAGCTTCGTGCTCATTTCGCGGAAATAGGGTACCCAAATCTCAGGTACAATAACGTCAGATACTAATGTCTTAGCCATCTTGTAGCCTCTATTGTGTTTTATTTATGGTTTGTTTAATCGCTTCATCTGTCGCGTCACGCTGCACGTCAGAAGCTGTGCGACTACCAATCCATTGCCGCTTCACGCTGCACAATACAGGCCATTAGGCCTTTAGGTAGGTCAGTATGTAAATAAGTGCTATTACCGTATCACACTGCGTAATAGCTTTGTGGCGAGGGCCGGAATCGAACCGACGTCGGCAGGGTTATGGGCCCCGCTTGGAACACAGCACCTCCTCGCAGTATAAAAACCATAAGGCCAATCAAGCCCTTATGGAATAATCAAGAGAGATTCATTAATTATTAAAATATTTATCAGGATTAAACCCAGCTTGCCGCATCAGTGACTTAGCTTTATCAGGGTTTTCCCTGTATAGTTTCCCGGCCGCCGTAATATTCAGCGTGCCGTCTTCTTTCTTCAATTTGTTGGATTCAGCCTTACTTGCTGCTCCATTGTTAGAAGCTCCACCGCCCGAATTGTCAGCAGCAGGCTTGTAGTCTTTCACTACATCTTTGGATGCCACTCGTTCGAGTACCTCCAGTGCTCCATCAGGATCTTTCAAGTCACCACCAACAATGCGGATATCTCCGTTGTCGTCGGTTACTTCGATAGAGTCCATCGCACGCTTCAGATCAGGAAGCTCACCGGTTTCAATATCAAGCATCAACCACCGGAGGCGTTTAGGATCACTAAATCCGTACTTCTCCGCCATCTTCTGCTTGATCCAGTCCTTTTTAAATCGTTCAAGAAGAGTGCTTTCTTTTTCCTTTAGCTGCTCTTCTTTAGTCTCATATTCCTTATCAAGCCGTTCCTTGATCTCCCGCTCTTTCTCCCTAACCTCTTCAGATACAGCCTTATTAAAAGCCGCCTCATCCTTGGGATCGATCTTTCCTCCACTGGGAGGATTATCAGGGTCAATATCTTTCAGCTTATCCCATTTATCAGCGTCAAAGTTGTCAGGGTACTTGGAGAGCTTTCTTGTTAACTCTTCATTGGTATCACGTTCTTTCTCAAGGGAAGCTTTCACCCGGTCAATATCGGCCTGAGTTTTAACCCCGCCTTCCAGCTTTATCTTATACGAGCCATCAGCTTGCTCGGTGTAATGTTCAGCCAGACCTTCTGGAATTTCCTCTTTGGTCTTGTAAATCGCTTTTAAGCTCATGAAATAGGATTAGATTAAATAGTGCGTTCCGCATTGTGTACGCAGTTATACTAATCAAGAGCCCATTTACATTCATCCTAAAGAATTGGGGATAAATAAAAGGCTATACCCCTTCTATCAATCCCTCAGACTCTACCTTATCAATAAACTCATCCCTTAGCTTCATAAACTTCTGCATTTTGGTTTCTCGTCCCGGAGGCACCTCACTCCCAGTGTAGCTTGCTGCGGGAATAGATCCTAACTCTCCCTTTGCACGCTCCCAAGCCATTGTTCGTATACTTTGCAATAGTTCATTATTCGATCGTTCCATGTTTCTCCTTATTTATTTGATTTAAGCATGAAATAAAACATAGCCTTCACCGGTTGGCTCATGGGTCGTTTCCCATTAATCCATGCAGAAAGGTTGGTTTTATCTATACTGGTAGTCCCTTCTATTTGCTTGAGGCTAATTTTCCGGTCATTCATGCGCTTCTGTATCCACTCCGGGGTTACATTATCTGCCGGCGGTCGCTGATAAGGTTTAGGGCGAATATGAATATCATGATCGGGGTAAAAGTGACTGAATAGTTTTTTCCCACGGTCCACAAGACCAGATGTGTTCTGGTATTTATCACTGGCGTTTTTGCCTTGTCGTACTTCAATAACCAATTCATCATCATCGACCTTCAATACCTTAAAAGTGATGTTGGCGTTAGCTGCATACATTCCGGCAGATTTATCCAGGTTCTTTTTATCCTGTTCGGATAGGTTTAGATAATGGATGTTTTTTAGTGTGCTCATAATGGTAAAAATTTGGGAGGGTTGCCCCTCCCGTTGATGTTAAATAATGATCAGTTCCTGTTCTTCTAAATCGAAGATGGCGAACTGTTGGTTCAACTTTCCAAAGCCAATGGCTTCTTTTTTGTTATTGATAACCTTCACAGCATCCCAGTAGAATTTTTGATTGTCCTCTGAGAACCACCCGCCAATACTCAGGTCGTTTTCGATGGCAAATTCGGCTACGTTTTCGAGCCCTTCTTCACCAAAAGAATCCTGAGTGTCGATTACAGCAACGGCAAAACCCTTGCTTATGTGGTTCATGTTGAGGTCAACTGTAAAACCCTGAGGCTGGGTTTGTGAAAGTTGCTTTAGAGAGTTGATTAGTTCTTCTTTGTTTTTCATAACTGTTTGGCTTTTTGTATCCCGTTGCCAGCGGATTTGTTAGGGTGCTTAATTGCACTGCTTTAATATATTGATATTGTTTGTTATTTACAAACAAAACAAGTAAAGAAAGGGAATTATTTCCACTAAAATTCAGCCAATTTTTTATACCCAAGCTCTTCAAAAATGGCCTTGATGTTATCCATACTCACAAAGCTTATTCTTCTTCCATTGTGAAGGATGTCTTCTTGCTGAAAGCGTTCGAGTTCTTTGTATATTTTTTCGGTGTTAGTATCTACCGGATCAACCCTGCTCCATACCTCGGGTTCTTCTTGACAGGACATAATTTGTTGCTTTTTTATTTTATCCATATCAATTTTGTTTTTAAAGATCCTGTCATAACCCTCATCATAGTTTGATTTGCTATCATCAAACGGTGTTACTGGTTTTAATTGTGAATCTAAACCACGAACTAATTCCGTAAAGTTTTTCTTAGCACTGTCTGAAAGTGCTGATTTCTCATTAGGCAGTAAAGAATATTCGCATTTCTCTTTTAGACTTGATCCAGCTTTAATTTCTTCAGGTAATTCGTATTTCATTCTCATAGTTTTTATTAAATCTTCTCCGGCAGCGGAAACCCTTTGATCTCTGCTACGCGGCGGTTAAACATTTCCCATACTTTTTCATCTTTGAACCAGCAGTGAAGAGTTCCTTTCTTGTAGCCACGGACTTCAAAGAATCCCCAGTCGTATTTGGTGTGAAAGTCGAGATCTTCATAAGCATCCTTCTGGTTCCTGTCATACTCAACAAGGTTTCCATTTTGGGCCCGGGACTGGTTTATAGGAACCGTTTCTTTGTGCTGACCGGTGATGTAGCTAAGAGCCTTGGTTAGGTCCATAAGCTTCTCGGCATTTCCCCAAGAACTGATCTTAAATTTCATTTCTCCACGGAATCCAGGCTCTACCACGTTCGGAAGTATAAACTTCTCATTGATCAGGTAGTGGGAATTGGTTTTCCACCCTTCAAGATGGTACCTGTTATCATGATAGTGCATGGTGATCTTATCGAACGCCTCTTCCAGTGCCCGGTCCATGGTCTGGCCTCGGGTCTGGATGATCACATCCAGCATCCGGTAGATGTTCTTCATCGTGAATGGATACTTGGATTGCGTTTCCACGAACTTGTTAATGTCTTCCATCACTCCGGAGGTAACATACTTACCCATGTTCATTTTACTGAAGATGTGCTTCCAACACGTTTTTTGCAGCTCCTTGGAAAAATCAAGCTTAGTGGTCACTTCATTGTTGTACCCTACTTTGTAAGAGAATCCATCGGTAAGGCCAACAGGATTCACAAGCTGATCCATTCGATCAGACACCTCCTTAAACTCATCGAAACATTTCACAGCACCAATGTATCGTTCTACAATAGATCGTATTTCATTGTATGGCATCAATCCTTCCGCTTGTATTTCTCGGGGCTCTTCTTCCATAAAAAAGCCTTCATAATCAAAATCATCAGAGACAATAGGCTTGAACAGCTTCACTAGCGTGACTTCAACACCGGTCTTTCTTTCAGATTTAGAAAAGCAGTCCCCAAGATTCTGAGAGGCATCCCCATAATCCTTGATCACAGTCCCGAGCCGTTTTCTGTACGTGGTATATTGATTGTTTACCGTTTCAGAGTTGCACAGGGCTATTATTTGGCATCCTTCCGGTGCTACGTCCCAAGCGTGTAGTATGTGCTGCTCATCCCGGGAGAAAGGCGGGTTCATAATGATAAAATCAATGTGCGAAAGCTGCTCTTTGGTTGCCTCCATAAAATCCCGGCCCAGGTACTTACTCTTATCCATCACAATGGTTGCGAGGTCTTCGTTCTTCTCGAAGGTCAGGACCTGATCGGCTCCAAGTCGGTTGAGCTCATCCACGATGTTTCCCTTTCCGGCACTGGGCTCGAGTACTGACTTACCGGATATATCCACACCGGTCAGCATTTGAGTTATTACATCGGGAGGGGTAGGGAAGAAATCTTTATCGAATATGCTCATTAAATGATCTTTAATTGGAAATTATTACGGTATTCAGGGATGTACCAAGAGTTTTCACTGTCAACAATCCCGTTCCACTCCTCCCTCGCTTCTTCTTCCGTGTGCCACTCAAATGTTTGATAGCAAACACCTGCCTCTCTATCATCCCAATACCTTTCTTCACAATGACTGCACTGGTACATGTAATGGGGAACAATAGTGCTGTCTTTGATGGTTTTTGCGAATTTCCGAACTAACAATTCGGGCTTATTCCTACAAATAAAGCATGGTTTTATAAGTTCAGGAAGAGGTAGAGGAGCTGAATTTTGTATAGATATGGTCTGAACTATTTTGTCCTTCCCTTTACCAATTGTAATTTCCTTGAACCACTTCATGCTAAATTATACCCGTGGTCATAAAGCCACTTTTGTATTTCTCGTTGTTCTTGTTTGATGCGTCCTCGGAGTTCTGAGGCCTTAGTAACCCTTGGATCAGTGTTGATATACATCCTTGCAGCCATACCGTCTTCATATTCAATATGAGCTCTCCGGTAGTTTGATAGCTTGCGTAACCGACGCTCTAATAACCAGTAGCGCTTCTTTCGGTTTAATACCGGGTTATTTGAGAGGGATAGATTACTCATTCTTTTCCCCCTTGATATACTTCTCATGAATAGCATCCCGGATAATTTGGGCACGGGAAGCACCCTTTTCTTTGGCGATCTTCGTTAGTTTCTCCTGCCACGCAACCGGATACTGAAAGTTCTCAATAACCTGTGGTATATCTTGTTCTTTGTTAGGCATTACAGTCTATTTAATTGTGTAATTGTTACACCTAACTTACCTAAGACTTAAAGGGTTTTCATCCTATGATATTAGGGATGTATATGCGGTTATAACCCCAACGCCTCAAACACATCGGCTTCTTTCCTGCGCAGCTGCTCGATGGTAAGAACATTCCCTCTTCTGTTCGTGAAAGCCGTGACCGATAGTTCACCATCTATGAATATCTTGGCTTTGGTTTTACCCAGCGCATCTTCGACTACCTCTCGCCTTCCTGCATTGGCCTGTTTACGCAACCACTGGTTGTAGGTCATCGATTCCGGGACTTGTCCATCCATACTGGCCCGTGTACTTGCCGGGGCTTCATCCAGATCAATTCCCAATTCTCTCCATGACTTCACAATCGCTACTTTCAGACACCGGCAATTTGGATGAACCGGAGCTTGTGGACCTTTCCCAAGATCATAGGGCGAATCGGCTTCTGCTGCCATGCAGGTAGGACATGTTCTCGTGTCCAGCGTCAGAATCCACATTTCCCCCTTATACAACTCCTCATTCTGCCGGTAAAAGGCTTGGCTGGCCTGATCGTTGGCAAATATAGTGGCAGATCGAGCGATAGACAGCGCGTGTCGCCTTGTGGTATTAAGTATGCCATCTTTATAGTTCTGCGCCCGTGTGCCCCGAATCCTGCGTGCTATGGCGTCGTTAGACTCTCCATTGATGAGCCCAATCCGTATTTCCTTGTTTATCCGGGCAGAAGTAGCGGTATCAATATCATCAAACCACTCTTTAAGCGGCTTACCGTCCATAGGTTGGGTTTTCAAATAGCTTTCAAGCTGACTTTCAGACGGGATCTTAAAGTTATACTCGATCGGAATAGTCTGCTGCACCAAGCGGTGTTCAAAGTCGAGCTCATTCATCGCTATTCTCTTTAACCTGGAGAAGAACTTCTCCTGAAACCCTACCATAAAAGAAGCGCCAATAGCCGTTACTTCCTGCGATAACTGGCTCAACATGCTTTGCTGCTGAACAGATAATACACCCGCACCGGTAGAAGCTTCTTTCAATCTACCAATAGCCTTATACACTTCATCCTTTACTCGCGGAAAGTACTGCTTATCAAACTGCTCCCCGGCCCAGTTTGCCTCACTTGTTTGGAGGCCGACTAAATATAAAAGATGTCTTATCATTCGGTCGAGTAGAACTTCGTTTACCGAATCTGGGCTTGGATCTCTTCGCGGGTCTTGCCTTGCCATTAAATATGCCTCCAAGTTTCCCTTTTAACGATTCTGCTTATTGTTCTTCTGTGTACATTGAACCTTTCAGCAAGTGTTTTTATCATGATATCACTATTATCAAAAATGTCTCGTATTTGTATTACTTGCTGTTTTGATAACTCTGCAAATGAGTTCTGCTCACCCTTATTGGGCGTTAATCCCGTTTGCGAGGCATGTAGCATATTTTCTTGATGAGTAGCCCACTCCAGGTTCTTGTAGAAATTATTAAGCTTATTCCCGTCTTTATGGTTGACCTCGGGTTTATTATCTGGGTTAGGAATGAAGTGTTTTGCTACAAGGGTGTGTACTGTAAAGTAGTTACCCCTACCAAAAGCAACACCCCGATAATGCGGCCCAACACTACCTTTTAGTATTTTTGGCTTTTTAGCCCTTTTCAGTGGTAAATTATTCACCCTGTAACTACGAACTCTTCCGTAATTGGATATTTCATAAAAATATTCAAAGCCTTTTACAGGCTTCCAAATTTCTTGTTCTTGTGTAGTAGAAATGCGTACTTTTAAATTAGCCATTACAGCCTCCATCTTAGGTTGTTTGGTTAGAGCCGGAACGGTGTTTGCGCACCCTTTCGGCTTGTTTTTTATATGGTTTAATATACTGATTTTGTATGTATTTATCAGCATTTTAGCCATGCTTCTCCTTCTTAAGCTTATCCAAGGTCTTATAAACTCGATTCACCGCCCATCCCAATAAATAACATTCTGCCTCATCATTGTGAGTATCAAGAAAAACCCCACAATCATGAAAGACATGATTAACAAAGTGCTTGCACTCATGAGCAATAATTCCGGGCTCTGTTTCATGTTCAAAGATCACATAGTGTTCTAATCCATTCTGGAAACAACCGCCGTCAAACATGGAGAGATCTCTTCCTTGGGTATCAAACTCTAAAGAGGTGTGCTTTTCTGCTTCTTCAAGGTTATCGCAAAAGAGAACAAACAACCGTCCACCGTAAATGGGTATTTTATAGGATCGTTTAAATATCATCCAGCACCTCCTCCATTTTCATCACGCTACCATGCTTACCAATCACAATACCGTTCGGGAATACCATACTTACAACCTGCATTCTGCCAAGCCCAAGCGCTCTCTGATTGGGGTTAGGATCGTGAACCACGTTTAGTTTAGAATCTACCACCACAGCATGAGTGCCGCCTTCATAGGTCATGCTGTGGATTGAGGCATAGAAGAAGCCCCCAACCCCACTGTCCAGCGCAATAGCCTTGTTGATAAGATCAGGCTCGTGCCGTTTCACACCCACAACCGTAGCGTTGGGATAGCCCTGAACCTCAAAGTAATCCAAGAGCTTCTCGGTGTATCGTTCTCGGTACTCTACAAAGTTAGGAACCTCTTCCAGTTCTTTGCCAAACAGCGAAGCAATAGCAGCCTGTGCGCAGTTGCCGTCTTCTGAGTCGACTATGGTTTGGTATACTTTCTTCATTCCCCCACCATCTTCTCTGGCTTCTCGAAATCATCCACCATGGGCTCGAAATCAACCACGTTCAATACCTGCTTGCCTCGGGTATCCTCCCAGATCTTATCAATGTCGTTCCACCGGGCCGGTTGCTTAAGGGTATATCCGTAATCATTCACATAGTGGACCAACTGTAATTTGGTCTTTCCACAGTGTACATCTGGCATTTCTTTAATCATGTTATCTCGAGTTTAGTATTTCAATGCATTTAAGAGTATTTGATTGCGAGTGCTGGTACAATTCAAAAGCATGAATAGCTGTATCAAGTGTTTCATTGGCATTTTTTTCGCCTGTTTGTCGGCCAAGTATGAAAAAGCTTGAACACAAACAGATGATAAGAAGAAGGTTCCAGTACTTATTTTTCATATCCATTACATCTCCGGTGGTCTGTCGGTTTCTAATTTTGCTTTACGGTCTTCATCGGGAATAGACGGATCAACGATCTCATTCTGGCGCGCCCACCATAGCAGATCATCTACCAGGTATCCACCACTTTGCACAGACTGAATCATCTTCAATAGATCATCCGGTGTAGCCTGAAAAGGAATGAAGTCGGTGTTTAGCTTGATCTCAATATCATCTTCAGCAATACCCATCCACCGCGCAGCAAACTTCATGGCTTTGGTCAGACACTGGCTTACGAGCTTTGATACATCCGCAAGGCTACTGTTTTCGCCCTGCTTTTTAATCACGTACTCCGTGGCGGTCTTGTCACTTTCGTTTCCTTCAGGCATTAACATTCGCGCTCCAAGGTTTGCCATAAACGCCTCGAGCTTATCCAGTAGCTTTTCAGATGGAATAAGACCGTTTCCGCTTGCTTCAGCCACACCTACTTCAGCCTCTGGATTTGGGAAATTCCAAAACTCCTGACCCCCTAAAACCATTTCTTCAGGCAACTCTTCGTCTTTCACCCCAGTGGCATAGAATTGAGCCCGGTTTGCAGTAAACACTCCATGCCGGTGATCAGCATACCCCACATAATGTGACAGGTTAGCATTTACAAGATCGATCAAGTGAGGTGTCCGGTAGTCATACCCACCAACCATATAGAACGGAATCTCTTCAATGTACTTCCCGTCCATAAGCGGGTACGTTCGAAGTTTTTCAACCTCTGCCCACCCGGTCTTTTCATCCTTTTCTTTTCGGAATATTCGTTGCCTGTAAACAAGGGGCCCAGAATATTCTTTCTCATCTTCAACACCTTCCGGTATAGACAAATCAAGCACCCGTATTTGTTCGGCTTCTTTTGTCTCAAACTCATCATCTCCGGAGACTTCGTACATCTCTTTGAGACGCACGCGAACAAGCACCGTTTTATTACCAACACGCCCAGTCTTTGCTTCAAGTATATTTTCTGCCTCGTATGAAACCAGATACGACCGGTTCCCCATAGCCTCCGCTTCCGCTTGCGATAGCTCAAACCCTGTTTGATCCGGATGGTCTACCAATACACCAAATCGTGAAGTCTTAAGCTCTTCACATACCACCTTTTCACTATATTCTTCAAGGGATGTACCTGACAGTGTGCAGTCTTCCAGAAACTCTTCGATATTCTTCCCATTTATATCCGGCTCTTTTCGGAATATCAGGCCTTTGAACGCACTGTAAGTCCTTCCGGTAGCATTATAGAACAGAGCTGCTTTCTTGTATTTTGTGTACATGCCATTGGTCCAGCCAGCAGGTTTGGGAAGATACTCTTCTCCTTTGTCATGAATACGATCCTGCCCTTTTATGGCGTCCCTGCTACGGGTCCACTGGGAAAGGTGTTCGTTATACTTTTCAGTTGTTTCAGCTACGGCCTTGCTCATTGTTCTGCCTCAGTTAATTAAAATCCTTGTAGTTTTTTCTTGGTTACTTTCTTCGATGTCTTCGCACTCATACAGAAATACCGCGCTTCATCCGCAATGTGATCTTCCGCATCGGTGTCTAAATCATCGGGGTCTCGGTCGCTTACCTGTAACACCGGAACAGTTCGTATAAATTGGCGGCAGTTATCCATGATCCACATGCCCGGCTTCTCGGCCCGGTCTTCAAGACTTTCCTCCATGAACCCCTTCATTGTATCCCAGCCGGTCGTTCGTGTGTTATCTGCCCTGTCCCATTGCAGTATAACTCCTTCTTCTTTAGCCCCTCTGTAGATCTTATCATAAATACTTTCCCCTCCGTCTTCTGCCCAAATGGATGGATCAGCTACACCACTACTAATAAGCCGGTGACGTTCTTCTACACGCTTATATGCTTTAGCAATTTCCTTACCGACTCTCTCAGCGGTATATTTCAATCCGGTATTGGGCTCAACGTCCCCATTCTTATCCTTCTTAACGGTATAAAGCTCATCAACTCGAACTACGCTACCACGCGGAAAAAACTTACCATACCCATCGATCTGCGTGCCATCTGTAACAGCCCAAATACCAAGTGAGGCAGGTTTACTGCTTCCCCAGTCAAAAGAAGCGTACAATTTCCACCCGTCCGGAGTCTTACTGTAGGGTATAACCTGCCGGTCTCTGTCCCAAAAACTTGAAAAGAACCCACCAACACCTACTATATCCCAACGACCATGAGCCCACGCAAGGCGTTTATTTTCGTCTTTTTGACCAAATATGTTTTTCAGATACTCCGGGTCATTGTCAAGCAAGTGCCTGTTCTCCCAGATAGTACCACGAATACGCACCCGCTTCCTGCCTTGCTCATCCGTTGCAATCGTTCCGGCCGGACCTACATCAATAAACTTCTTCTTTACCCAATGATGCCCTTTACCCCATGGATTTGCTGTGGACCTGAACTTCCTGGGCATTCCCGGATGGGAGGAACGGCATACAGACTTCATCGACTCATAGAAGTTATCATCTTCCCACGTGGTGAGCTCTTCAAAACCAATCCACGGATATTCATGACCGTGATAGTCCCAGTAATCCTCTTCTTTCTTGGCATACCGAAACAATAACTCCTCGCCATCAGGAAACCGCCACTTCAACTCAGAAGGACTTTCCAAAAACTTGGCATTCGGGAATATCTGCCAGTACCATTTCTTTGATTTCTTTATAACATCAGCAAGCTCTTTGTACTCCCTTCGAAATAGTATACCACGCCATTCAGCACCAAAACCACGCCCAACATGCTGAAGAAAGTCCATAAGAAGCGCGTCTGTTTTTCCTGGTCCCCTCGTTCCTTCATACAGGCACTCGAAGATCGGGCAAGACATAAACTGGCTCTGACTCCCGGGGTGTGGCTGCCAAACAATGTTATGTTCCAATTTCTTAGCCCCCATTGCCCTCAGCCTCAGTTAGCTCTTTTACTTTCTGCTGGTAGGTAACAACATCCTGTGCCCACTGTTCAGGATCTTGCTGTTGCGGGGATACTAATACTCCGCCAATGGATCCACTGTGATCAAGTTTCTTCTCGTTCGTAAACGCCCCACCTACTTCCTTGGCAGCCTGCTCAATCGTTTCGTTGGCTCCCTTGTAGTTTCGCATTTGCTCCATTCGCTCAAGGTTCTTCTGAAGCTTCTTTAGCCTGAATGCCTGGCTTGCTATCGGTATGTCTGATATCTCAGTATTAAAACGGTGCCTTGCCTCGTTAAAAAGATCTATCCATTTACCGGCCAGTTTGTCTGCTTGTGACCCTTTCGCGTTGTAATAAGCAATCTGAGAAAGACTTATCTCTGTGCCATATTCTTCTCTAAAGGATGTTTGAACCTCTGTCGGCGTCTCGTAGCACGCTAAACGTACAATTATAAACGTCTTATGTTTGTCTGATAGTGAGGCCATTATTTCTCTTTATTCAAACTGATTCAAATTCATCACGCCACCTTCTTCTGACAGGTCCCGCACAGGCCCTCTATCTTTGCAGGGGCAATGGAGGGACCTTTGTTTGCCGCATCTACTATTTCTTTAATACCCGTGGCCTCTGCTCCATATCGTTGTACAACACCAATAAACTCCTCCACATCATGGGCTCGAATGGCAAAAAGTGGCTTTCCGGTTTCACTACTAAAGCGTGGTGCTCCAAATTCGTCATGAGCTTGCCCGCAGTGATAGAGTTCATGTTCGATTAGTGCAAAACGTTCCGGGTTGGAGGCTGATCTCCAAAAGTGAGCATCGATCGTGATTATGAAATCCGGTATTCCCCCAAACCAATCCCGAAGCTGTTGTTCCTGCCTGCCTTTTACCCACTTATTCGAACGGGCATTGAATATCTCAGCCATACCAAGTACACGCTTGCCTTTTGTTACATTATTGCACGTAGTCCATATAAATCCAATAGAGCCAGATATTAGATGTGAATGATCTTCATTAAAAAGCTTCGACTTGGGCTTGATAAACATATTACCCACCCACTCGTGAAGTTCTTCACTGGGCATGAAGTCTATATCAAAGCGATCTATAAGATTATTTGGAGGATGTGGTATACTATTAGCCATGGTGTAACCAAGCTAACAGCGAACAGATAGGCTTTCATCCTATTTTTTGGGGGATAAGCGGAGGAATAGAATGATTAATCTTTCGGGAGAGCGATTAATTCTTGTCGACTCATATTTGGATATAATAGCAGCGCTTTATCAATAGAGGGTATTTTTTTGAATATGCAGAGATCCCACGTTACTGATATTAACTGAAAAAGACCTTCGTCTAATTTCAATGGATCTAAATAAAGAGGTTTGTCTCTCAAATACTCTTCGATAATGCTTCCATTTTCGTCTTTTATAACAATGTGAGTTTTAGCCATTATCTTCCTTTTCTACTATCTCATCCAACCTTCTCAGGTGGTCTTCGTTGATATTTGCGTCATTCACTTTCTTCTCCACCGAATCCCCACACCGCTTGCACTCAAATACACCGATGATGGCATCCCGGTCTCTGGCTACATAGTTCTTTACCCACTTAAGTCTGTGCCCAAATATGCTGCAAACATTCATTCAATATCCTTTGTGTTACTATAAACCAGCCGTTCTATATCCTTCTCCGAAAAGAAGTACCTTTCCGATAGTCGTCGTTTTAGATCTTTTGGTAGTCGGTGGCCACTTCTCTTGTACTCCTGCCTGGAAGCCTCCAGTATCTCAAGCTTATCCGCCTCCCTCTTGATACATTGAATTATGTTAAGTCCTTCCCTAGCCACACCTCGCTCTTCGGCTATTTCCCTTGCAGCTCGCTCAAGCTCTGCAAACGATTTCCCTATGGTCATAAAAGAATCAGATTGGCTCATGGCATAATATGTTTATTTTCTCGGTCAATTGCTTACTAAAGGCAGTTTTAGTCTTTCTTTGGGAACGGGCTACACCCGGCCTCGCTACAATAGGCACCGCAGCAGGTTTCTGGTTTAGGCTTGGGTTTATCACTCATGCTATTTCCCTCAACAAACTTTCAACCGGGCTTTCAATCCGTTCCTTGACAATTACGTGTGTGTACCTCTCAGTGGTACGGATGTTCTTATGCCCGAGTAGTTCTTGCACGGTACGAATATCAACCCCGCTTTTTAGTGCTTGGGTGGCAAAAGAATGGCGAAGGGTGTGTGTGCTTACTTTCTTGTGGATGCCAGAGACCCGAACGGCTCTCTTCAAAGCCTTTTGCACCGTACTGGGTGAAATGTGATATCGTTTCCCTTTACTGATCTTTGAAGACGGGAATAGATACTGCCATCCGGTTTCTTTCGAGGCATTCGGGTATTTCTTAGCCAATGCTTTTGGTAGAGGTGCTTCACCATATCCACGCACCTTATCCTTTTGGTTGCGCTTGGTAGCTCGTATTACTTGGTTTGTGAGTGCCTTTTTCAGCATATCCGGCAGCAAGGTCGTGCGATCCTTCAACCCCTTCGCATTCCGCACATAGATCTGTCCGTTCTCAAAGTCGATGTCATTGATCCTGAGTCGAACCACCTCAGATATACGCATTCCGGCACCGTACTGAATGAACGCAATGAGTTTCGGTCGGCCACTCATTCGAGATAGTATCGCTCGTACTTCTTTTGGAGATAGCACGGTTGGCAGATGTTTGGATTCCTTTGCTTGCTTTAACCCATTTAAACCCTTCATATCCTTATCCAGACAATCAAACAGAAACTTCACCGCACACAACGCCTGATTATGAGTTGAACCCGAAACGGATCTTTCTTCTGACAGGTAATTCAGGTACTCCACCACCTCATCCTTGCCAATATCATCCACGCTGTTCTCAGAATGATACCCAAAGAAGTCGGTGATCCAGTGGATGTAGCTTTTTTCGGTTCGGGATGCGTAGTTCCTTCTCCTTATCTCCTTTCTAACTAATTCAACTGCTTTTCGCTTATTCATAATGGGTTGGTTTTAATTAATGTTCTTATCCGGATCGGTGTAAGGTTATGTTATAAACACTCCGCTCTCTTTTCCTTCCATTCTTTAAACAGGTAAACAACTTCTCTCTGTCCCATTCTGGTTAAGTCGTAATATTCTCCACTTACTTCATCATATATTTTGCCGTTTTTGACATCCTCAAAAAATTGGCTTACTTCATCTAACATCGTTCGCTCCGTTTTTTATAACAATAGTATCAACTGCGGACGCGGTTTCTGCCCGTTGTTGAAGTGCTTCTATTAAAAATTGCTCTAAATCAATTTGAATTTTATCATCTTCTGGATAATCTGTTTTAATACGGTCTATATATTTATCTATTATTTTTTGCATATCTAATCCTTTAAAAGTTACTGTTTACCGCGCCCGTTATACTTTCACCGTTATATTTACTTTAACCTTTTATCACAGCAAGGGGCTTTAGCTCGATCTCTATGTCAACCAAATCAGTTTGATAGCCCATTACTTCCTTGATGTCTTTATAAGAGCTTGGGGCTTCATCCAAATCATTTTCAGACCTGATTGCGTGAATAACTCCCATTTCATCAAGTCGTCTCGTTTCCTCTTCAACACTTAGCGTATTTCTTGCTTTTGTTCGGCTCATTACCCTACCGGAACCATGCGAACAGGATTCAAATGATTCTGCATTACCCTTTCCTTTCACGATATAAGAGCTTGTGCCTTGCGAACCTGGTATCATGCCCAATTCTCCTTCACGTGCCCTGGTTGCTCCTTTTCGGTGGATGATTACGTTTTGCCCAAAGTGATTTTCCCACGAAGCAAAATTGTGCGGCTTATTGATGAAATCAGAAAATTCTACATTTGGTATCACATTGCTGAACGCATTTTTGACCCGTTCCATCATCAACTTTCGGTTGCTCAATGCAAACTCGATGCAGTAGTTCATCTCATTCAGGTAATTTGTGAACTCTTCCGTACCAACAGGAAAGAATGAAAGGTCTTTTGGTACCGTACTAAACCACAATTCATTTATTTCTTTTGCTTTTTCGTTGTAATGTTTCGCTACGGTATAGCCAATATTTCTTGATCCAGAATGAATCATAATCCAAATAAACCCATCAGAGCCTTTCTGTATTTCAATGAAATGGTTCCCACCGCCCAAAGTGCCAACTTGGTACATAGCTTTTTCATATTCCTGTTCTACGATAGGAAGCGATTTATCGGATTTGGGCATCCATTTTGCATCCTGCTTTTCTGATTGATGATTAAAACCAACGGGCACCGTTTCCCTTACAACACACATTATCTTTTTAAGGTTATCGGTGTCAACTTCTTCCAGATTGGTTCGCAAAGAGCACATACCACAACCTATATCAACACCAACTGCATTAGGAATTATCGCACGTTCAGCAGCTAAAACACCTCCTATTGGCATTCCATACCCTTGATGTGAATCGGGCATTATCGCAATGTGTCGAAAAGCAAAGGGTAAATTCGCTAAGTCCTTAGCCTGTTCTAAAGCCCCCTCTTCAATATCTTGAAGCCATAATTTCACTGGTAGTCGTTCGGTAGTAATTACTTTTTCCATAATTAAAGCGTAAATATAACAATCGCATCAACGGGACAGGCACACTGTTCCGGTAACACAATCGTTGGTTAATATTAGTATTTCAGTTGTATTAAAATTCATAGCTCAAAAGCCTGACCCGTTATGCGTCCCACGTTAAACGCACTCCGGCTCCAACTGTGCAGGGGTTTGTATAATCTCATCAATCATAAAAGGGAACATTAGTTGGTTCGGATCATCAGGTTCCGGTTCTGTTGGTTCCTCTCCAGCTCCACCGTCCCATTTCTGCCACTTGGTGCAAATAGGCCAGCCTTCTTCATCGTAAACCCATTCTTTAGGGTATTCTTCGTCGGTCAAATCATAAGCCATAGTCATCGCAACTATTTCACAATCTTGGCAACGGTCGTGAAAGCATTGATCACAAAATGCCTCTACAAATATCATCCCCTCAGTACCGTTGCTTGGTCGGTATGGTTGTCCGGCTTTACTTTCGTATTGGTTCACAGCTCTTGGGTACATACCCGCCTCCGTGCGTTTAACAATAGCATCAACGGTGGACAGGCAAGCTGTCCCCGAATCACTATCGTGATTCTTATTTTAGTTTAGTTGTTGTTTCAAAATTCATAGCCTTTTAAGCCTGCCAGTTATGCTTTCACCGTTATTGGCACTTCTCATATAAAACGTCTGGCTAATTTTACATACCACTTTGCATCGTAGTAATTTAAAAATTCGGTAATCATTACAGCCATTTTATCTTTTACATTTTCCTCAGTAAGTTTTCCGTGGCTGTAAAATCCACCAAGCTTTACAAACTCCCAAGCCATGTTAATCAAATCATCTCTCATATCACCAGTGCCAATAACAATGGCTTCAACGTCGGACGCTGTCGCGTCCTTGGCAGGTTTCTTACTATCATTCATAATTCTATCCTTTGGTTAGTTAATAATCTCAGCGCGCGGTTAAGCCTCCACCGTTATAAACACTACTCAGTCGTAGAACCAGAAACCACAATAGTGTTTTTATTTCCCCACTCAATCACACAAATCTTCATTCCATAACAAGTAAGTGAATCTTTTTCGGGTCTCAATATTCCATCAATATTATTTAACTCATTAAGCGTTGTTCTGTCTATATTCAAAAACTCAGGCTTTACGTGGTTTCTTACGCAATCCCTTTTTGCTTCCATTATTTTGTCTAATAATTCATCAGCCATTTTAATCACCGTGTTTATAACAATAGCTTCAAAGCGGACGCTGTTGCGTCCGGCAAATCACTATCGTGATTTATGTTTTAGTTTGTATTTCAATTTAAAGTCCTAATCTCAGCGCCGTTTAAGCTTTCACCGTTAGTAGCGCTCCATTAACTTTTTGGCGGTCTTGGTACATGCATCCAGTGTGTAACACCTTTAAACTCTATACCTTCATCAGTTTCCCAACTAAATTGTCCATCTTCCATATTGTAGTAAGCACCACAAACTTTAATTGAAGCCCTTGGTCTGTATATAATTACAGGCTTTCCAAAACAATTTAATTTGCTTGGTAACTGCTCATAAACACTAATCCATTCCGCGCTACTAACAATAGTATCAACTGCGGACGCGGTTTCTAAGCGTTGTTCAAGCCACTCTGCATAATCCCCCTTTGGCACACCACCATAGTTGTATGCAGATAATCCTGTTTCTTTTTCAAATTCTTTTCTTAAGTTCATATTTCTATCCAATTATTAGTTACTGTTTACCGCGCCCGTTATACTCCACCGTTAAGTGTACTTTTTTGGTAATACGCTTAAATCTACTGCCCCGCCAGCGCCCATAAATAGTTTCCAAGATATTCGCCCGTGGGGTTTTTCTTCTGGTTCTTGCTCGTTACCATATTGGTCCATGTTAATACCACAAGCCCCGCAATGCTCTATAATAGCCTGTACTAAAGTTTCCATATCATCCGCTTCTTTAATCCACGGTATAGCTATTAAATCAAGGTC